AATCCACCACCACCAGTCCATGTGGTTTCCCAAGCACCCCATATCACTGGACTATATCCAGTATCAGGATCAAATCCACCAGCTTCTACTTGCTCACTACTCTCAGAGTAAGTAGTAAGATCTTCTTTTTTAGCTTCTATTGTAACTTGATCCATCCATACATCTGATGCTGGTGTTAAATTCATAACACCACCATAATAGTTTATAAGGAAAGGTGTAACACTCTCAGTCCTAGTTGCAAATGGTTGATGAACAAAAGGTACTGTATCATAATCTAAAGATAATACTCTACCAGTTTTTCTAATTCCATTACTACTATTCAAATCTAATTTCAGATCTAACTCAGTAGTGTAAGGAGTGGGTCTTAATTCACCATTCTGATAATCAATACTGTTCTTAACTACAGTCTTCTTAATTTGATTTTCAGTATCAGAGAAATCATCTACAAAGAATCCTGATTTAAATCTATTGAGACCATCAGCATCAGTAATCTGCATATTTAATGTATCTCTTTCTAATAATGAAAGGGATGTATAAAATTCTAATCCTTCAATTCTTTGCTCAAGTCTATTGATATCTCTCATCTGATATCTCTTATACTCAGCTAAATTGATACTTACATCTGTTACATTATACAAGTAAGCTGGTAAAGTAATAGAAGCAACTTCTAAAGCACCATCAATAGCATTTGGAAATTCTGGAACCTCAGCTGGAATACCATTTATTAATTGAAACTCTCCCTTTTCATTTAAATAAATTTTATCTAATCTAGGAAGATAGAAAGAATAATCCAATAATATAGACTCATCTGATGCCAATATATTCTTAGCTGAATTTCCTGAAGCATTAAAACTTCTTCCTAAAAATTCAAAAGGTGAATAAGAAGTGCCTGAAAACTCAGATACTCTAGGTCTTATATCAAGAATATCACTAACTCTAGAAGTATTAATTATGGGTAATTTTCCATAATCAAAATTATCATAAGAATTAGCAGTAGTAATATCTCCAGTATCAGATCCACTAAAGTATGCAGATTCAAATACTACTAATAACTTTTTAGAAGGTGCATTAAATCCAGATTTTCTTATAATTCTAGAGTAATCATAGATTGTTCCTCTTTGACCATCATCATATTTAAATTCGTCAGTAATATTATTAGATCCTATAACTAAACTAGCAGTAGTAGCAGTTATACCAGATTCTTTAAATGTTATTTCTTCATTTACCTGCAATGTATAATCATTTAAAGGGATATAATTTATAGTGGTATCATTATGCTTACTTACATAAATTCCTTTAAAATTACTTGTTGAAGCTTGGAAACTATCTCCAATAAGTAAATCCCCAGTTTTTCCAGTTGTACTATTAATAGAAGTTAAAGATACTCTGGGTAATACTGGAGCACTTGCATTAGATGATTCATATACACCATATACTAAAGTAGCATCAGGAACATTCAATGAAATTTCTTCATCTTGAACCCTAGTACCATAAACAGCAGAATAAGTTAATCCATCATTCAAAGTTGTAGCTCCACTTCCAGAAGCTGAATTAGTAGAATTTACGATAGAAACTTGATTTATCTTTTGCTTTTGCTTAACCTTCTCTTTTACTTTGACCTTTCTTAAAGTTGCAATTAATTTAGCAGCACTATTTGTTCCCAATCCATTAATAGTTACTTCAGTAGAACCTGTATTAAATTCAAACTTATCTGCAGATAATGATTCAGTAGTTCCATCAGTTCTGATTAATACATATCTCTCTTCATCATAAGGTAAGAATGTGTCATTAGCATTTCCACTAGATACTGCTCCAGTAGAATTATTTGTAATATTTACATCATATTGTTTTCTTATGGTTATATGAGAATCAGTTAAATCTACACTAGCAACATTCCTCTTAGGTAGAGGAGTGAATAATGTATTATCAGTAGAAGATTGGAATTGTGAAGTTAATATCTTAAAATCTGCAGGATTAATTGCAGATGATGGAAGTCCACCCTCACATACACCAGCAACAGTTGTAACTCCTGATATAGTTAAAGATCTTTGAGATACAGTCTCAATTCTTGCATAAGAAGTAGTATTTAATCCAGAATTAGTATACTCTACTATATTTCCAACTGTAGCAATTCCAATAAAGAATTTATTAGGATCTGTAAAAGTAACTGTACTAATACCAGCAGAAGCTCCAGCAGTAGGAGGATCTGTAATCTTAACCTGACCTATATTAGATAAGAGTGATTGTTTTACATCAGCATTAAAAGTGCTTGCAGTGCTTACAGTACCATTGACAGATTTAATATCACTAGTGCTATATGCAGTAATAGCTACACCAACATTTCCACTTTCTGTACCATTAAAAATAAATGCTTCTCCAGCAATAAATTTTCCTTTAGTATTATATACAGTAAGATCTGTAGAACTACTTAATGCATATCTTACATATCCAGTAGCACCACTAGACTTTCCTTTAACATGAGTAGGAACAGTTAAAGTTTTGGGAGTATTTAAAGCTATATTGGTATATGGTTGAATATCATATAAAGCAATATCCCATTCATTTAAATTAGAATTATTAACATCATAAGATCCAGATTCTAAAGCAAAGTCATATACACGTGCCAATCCTATCTCTTTACCAGCAGCAGTGGTTGCAGCAGCACCAACTCTTTGATCTCTTAGACTTACTGTATAGTCTGTACCAATTCCTATGGAAGGAGAACCAGAAACTCTATTTAAAGTAAATGTAGGACCAGTAACATAATTAATACTTTGTCCTTCTAAAAGTTTTGTAGTTCTTGGTTTTTTAAAATCTAAAAATGCAGGAACTATAGTTTCTACTTCATATCCTCTAATATATGCTTTACCTGGTGATATCTTATAAGTTCCTAAATCATCATTTGGAGTATTATTATTGTAAGTTAATTGGTCAGAAGTAAAAGCTCCATTATTACCTTCAAAATCATTTAAGGTATTTTTTGCAGTAATAGTAAAAGGTTTAACATAATAATTACCAGACTCATCAAATGTCCTTCTAGCAAATTCATTACTTAAATCATTATATTGTGGTTTATCTACCACAGAAGCAACTTTACCGTTTCTAACGGTCATCAATTCTATAAAATTAGGTGTCTTATCTTCTTGTATTGGAGCTGTTTCTAATTTTAATTCTATTCTTAACCTATCAGCACCAGGAGCAGTATAATTACTAAATCCAGCTGCGTTATCATTTAATGAAGCATTAATATCAGAATTTATAATATCCTCATAAACTCTTAATCCAATTCTACAACTATCTGTAGCATGATATGGATTTATTATAATAGTCTGTTTTTTAACATCTATAAAATATCCTCTAGCAAAATAAATTCCTGCAGATAAAACAGCAGCAGATCCAACATAATTACATCTACCAGTATATAATTGTGCTACAGGTTCACCTACTTGAAAACTTATACCAGTTCTAGATGTAAATGGTTCTCCATCCAATAATAAACTTTCTCCAGATATAAACTGATCGCTATTATCTACTCCACTATTTCTAAGATTAATAAACAAAGTATAAGTTCCATCTTCTGCAATCCTTGGCAGATAACCTTGAATTACTGCTTTTATTCCAGACTGACTACCTACTACAGTTTTACCCTGAAGATTGAACAAATAATCTTTTATATTATACCCTTCATTATCTGCTTGAACCAATATAGAATTATACGCATTAGAATACTTAACTCCACCACCAGTTACTGAACTACCTTCCTTAAATGCATGACTACCAAATTTTTCAATCTGATCCTGAAGGATTGATTGAATTCCTGTTAGTTCACGTGCTTGGACTGGATATCCTGGTTTAAATAGAACCTTAAAATACTTATCATTTTTATCAAAATCATCAAAATAAGGAGCGACGTTTAGATTTGTTTCCTGAGGCATGATTCTTTAGAATTGCAAAATGACTTTGATATCTTCTCTTTGGTTAGCAGACCTAGTAATAGAAGGTCTATTATCCACATAGATTATGGTTCCAGAATATTTTTTAACTTCAGGATTAGCAACACCCTGAGTAAAACTCTGACCAAGGTAATATGTTCTATTATTTATTACTGTACTTATACCAGGATTACCCACTTGCCCAAAGCTAGTGTCTATTCCTAAAGTACCTTGATTACTAGCAATATTTAAATTTCCACCTGTATCAGGTTCAGATGTAAATCTATGCAAAGCATATCCATATGTAGGATCTGTTTTTAAAGATCCATCACTATTAAATCCAACCAAACTCTTATCTTGCCAATATTTTAAAACTCCAGTTGTTTGATCATAAGATACCACTCTGCCAACTGCAGTAGATCCAACTCCAACAGTTTGGGTTATATTTCCATCCACATTAAATGTTGCTGTAGTATACCCAGCTCCAGTTAACTTTAATGCATATAAAGCACTAGCTTTTGTTAAATTTAAATTTGAAGTAGAATTATAAGCTTCAGGATTTTCTACTATACCTATTCTAGCAACTTGGTTTCCTGTAATAAAATCAGGGTTTTGAGCATCATTCTCAATCTTAGAATATACTAAAACATTACTTGCTCCCAACTCTCTATAAATATCTGCTCCATGTCCTCCCTGAGGTGGAACAATAACATTAAATACAGGATCAGTAGTTCCTGAAGGAACTCCACCAGCAACTAAATCTAAAGTGCCATAAGTATATCCTGAACCACCTTTAGAAATATCTACTGATTCAACTTTAGCATCATTGTTAATAACAATAGTTGCTTCTGCTCCAGATCCATCCCCATTAATAGGAACCTTAGTATAAGTTCTATTAGCAGTTCCTATACCAGATCCTCTATCTGTGATAGTTACAATTTTTAATTGACCACTACTTCCAGCATTGTCTCTTACTGGAGCATTGGCTGTGCTAGTCTCCCAATCATCAGGAACAGGTATAAAATTAGTAGAGTTGAACTTTATAATATCATTTGGTTTGATAGTATAAAGATATTTCCAGATATATCCATCTCCACTATCACCTGCTGCTTTTGGTTCAAGATCTGTGAAAGTTGGTTCATCTAGAGAAGGTCTACCAGTAACATTTTCTGGATTTGTTCCATTCTGAAGACAAATATAAACCTTATAATCTTCATTTACTACAAAATATTTTGATGCATATAAACTAGTGGCTCCTGATGGTTGTGCTACATTGGTTCTACTAATATCCCCTCTATACATGTCATATGTCACACCTGATGTCCAAGTATACCTATTCACCATTCTACTTACATCAGAAGATGTTATCTTCTTCAATGCAATCATAGTATCCCAATAATCCTCTTCTTGATCAAAACTATCCTTTGGTGCAGGAGGGTTTGTATCCCAAGTAGAGGAATAATTAGTGGCATTAGGTAAACCAACAAAAGAATAATATGAATTAACTGAAGAAGTTGCTGTTGAAACAAAATTCTTAGCGTTCAATATTCTAAGTTGATCAGTTATAATGGCGGACATTTTACAATTTTTTTAGTTATTTATGGCATTAAATGCTAAGCTATGTTTACAGTCTTTAGACTTCCATCATTTTCTACTAATAATCTATATCTAGTTCCATTAGCAGAAGTTAATATCACTCCAGCAGCAGTGCTAACTCCAACATAAGCATCATTTACAGCATTAATACCAGTGGTGCTGATGGTAACTCCATAACCAATTACTGCTTCTCTCATTGAAGCAATACCAGTCATCCTCATACCACCTTCTCTATTGAAGGTATTACCAGTACCAACAGTAGATATTCCCACTACAGAGAAATGATTACCAATACTTACATCACCAACAAATGTACTTATACCACCTGCATTGACACCCCTAGTGCTAACATCATCTCCAAGTTTAGTACTATTACCAGCACTTACTAAGGCAGTAAATGTAGATGCTCCAGATACATTAACCTGAACTGCATTAAGAGCAACAGATGTAAATGAAGATATACCAGTAACCTTTAATCCACCTGTTAAAGTGGTTTCTCCAGTAATACTAGCCCCACCAGTAAGAACTAATCCACTACTTACTGTTAAACCACCACCAATATTTCCACCACCAACAACAGTTAACTTAGATGTGACTGTAGTAGTTCCTATACCAACTCCTCTTGCTACAGTGCTAATTCCTGTAGTATTTGCATTCCAGTAAGATGATATACCAGTTGTTTCTAGAGCAGTAACAGTAACTTGCCCAGATGTTGTACTAATGCTTATATTATCTCCTGCAGCAATTGCTGTAACAATTCCTGGTGCTAGATTAGTTCCATCACCACAAAGAGTATATACCTCAGTGAAATTTGCATTTACCTTTTCAGCACCAGACAGTAAGGTATCACCTGTTCCATCATTTGGCTGTGATCCAGTGCTTATGCCCAGTTTTGCCATTTTGCGTTATCTATTTTAGTTATTTAGAGATATTCCTTATCTCTTAAAGGATTGAATCTTTGAATAAATCCTGAAGTGGAAATACCCCCAAGACCATCTTGACCATAGAATTTAAAGTCTCTTGCTCCAATTCTTGATCCCAATTCAAGATAACCCCAACTATAAGTTCCATAGAAAGGAGCATTGTGTACATTTCCAGTATAAGTAGCTCCTATTCCATTAGAATCAAATTTAGTATTGGTAGAGTCAAATTTTAATAATGAAGAATCAAAAGAGTCTGTAGTAAATAAATCAATATTTACAAATACTCTAGTCACATATGTGGTTGCTGTACCAACAGTAGAAATACCAATAGCAGTATTAGCAACACTAACAGTATTGACATCTGCTACTTGATAGACATTATCTACAAATTGAGTTCCTATACCAATGGTAGTTGCTCCTCCAACATTAAATGATCTTAATACAGTAGTTGCTGATCCTACATTACTTTCATCTAATAGGAAGAAATCACCTACACTCAAAGAACTTAGAGTTACAGCAGTTCCAACATAAGTACTATCTCTTAAGTAAGAATCTTCAGGAATGTATAAATCAAAGATAAATTTATTTTGACTTCCAGAAGTGGTTGTACCAAATCCAACTACCTTACCATAATCACCAGCATAAGTTATAGAAGTTACCTTCTCAACTCTATTAGCCATCTTAGGTTCTTCAATAAGAACTGCAGGAGGACTAGAAACAGTATATCCACTACCAATATTAGTAATAGTAACTGAACTTAAACTATCACCATCCATAACAGCAACACCAGTTGCTACTTGAGTGGTTCCTAAACCAACAGGTTGTTCTATAGACACTGTAGGAGTAAAGGTATATCCTATCCCCACATCAGAAATTACAATGGATGTAATAGATCCAGCAGCAGAAACTAAAGCTGTACCAGCAGCACCTGATGCATCTTCTTGAGAAACTATGTTTATAGAATCTTGTGATCCATAATTCTCCTTAGTACTATCAAAGAATATTCTAATATTTTCAACATATGCTTCTGTAGAAGCTATACCTACTGGTTGAATCAAGTTTGTAGTTGGATAAATCAATGGTTCATAATGAGATCTATCTTTAGTAATTGATTGCCCATCAATAACCTTATCTACAGTTTGTTTAGTCCAATTAACAGGTCTATCAAAAGTTTCATTAGTAGTAATACCAGGACCAGGATATGGATTAGTATTAACATTATCAGCAGCATTAATACTAATAACTGTTCTAGGACCTTGCTCAAATGATACATCCTGATCATGTAATTTTAATTCATCACCTGTCTGAACAGTTTCTAAAATATCAACAGTAGCAGTATCAACTGATGCAGTTCCTTTATAGAACATGATCTTAGAAGTATCACCTTTCTTAGGTGGTTCTTTGAAAGTTAAATAACTACCACCTTTAAATTCATATCCATTTCCAGGAACTTGAAGAATATCATTAATGAATATTAGAAGTGTATACTCAACATCAACAACAGATCCTGGTTTCGATTGAATTGTCTGTTGAGCACCATTTAATTTTAATGGGAAAGAAGTATCTTGACCATCAAATAAATCATCTAAAGGATCTAATACTTCTAAATCTCCAACAGTCCAAGCAGCAAACCTATCACTTCCCACCTCTCTTACAGTAACTTCAAATTGTCTAGCTGGACTAAAGTTACTATCAGTTGGTATACCTACTGTTCCACCAACACCAATTGTTAGAACTTGATCTTCACCATAACCATATCCCTCATTAACAATTTCAAAATCAATAACACTAGATCCTTGTCCCACAACTATATTTGCTTTTGCTTCAGATCCAACTCCACTAGATGTAGATGTATAGAATAAAGGCATATTGGTATATGCTAATGGTTCATCTATAACCACAGAAGGAGGATTAGTTGTAGTATATCCAGTGCCAGGATTCGTAATAGCAATACTTACAATATTACCACCACTTATAGCAGCAGTACCAATAAACTCAATAGCAGGTACTCCAGTGCTTAATGTTTGAACACCTACATTAACAACTGTCTGAATACCAGATCTATAACCAGAACCACTATTACCAATACTAATAGAAGTAATGGTTCCTAAACCAGAAACAACAGCAGTACCACCTGCAGCAACTAATGGTTGATAACCAAATCCCTCTGTAGACCCTACTGAAACAACCACTCCACCTAAAGGAACATTAGCTGTATTTGGATCATATGCTACTGAAGCAATAGTTCCTGTGAATTGAATACTAGTAATACCAACACTTTCTCTTAAAGTAAAATCACCACTAACACTAACTCTCTTAGATTCAAGACCAGTGAATCTTTGTGGTCCTTGTGTTACCTGATTAATTAAAACAATAGCATTACTTGTAGAGAATCCTGCTACATTACTTCCCTCAGACTGAAGAGTAAATTGAGTGCTAAACCCAGAAAATTCATGAGAAATATCATCAAAGATATAGTTCTTACTATAAGGTTCTACAGCACTACCTGTAATACCAGATCTCATAAAGGATCTACCATTAAATGTAGAATGTGTTGCAACACCTACCCAATCCCTAGAAGCAGGTTCATTAGTAGTAGAAGATAGAGGAGTTAGTCCAACTGGTGCTGTAAAGAAATTAATTTTATTATCTACAATATTATAATTACCCTCAATCTTAGTAACCAAGTCTCCATTGCTATAGTTAGAAACACCTGTACCCATCCAAGGTCTAGTTACCAATAACTTATTAGTAGCACCAAGTCCAACAGAATCAACCTTCATAATTTCATTACCAATCTTCAGCATATCTCCACCAGTAATGGATGTAATACCTGAGATTGTTATTGTGTCTGATGTAGTAGATACATCAGCAACTAAATGAGTAGTAACTGAAGTAGCTACAATTGGTTGTTGAACTATATTATCAATACTAATGATACATCTTGAGTTTTGCTTCTTAGAAGTAAATGAATGAGAAGTACCTACACCAACAGCAGTAATGTCTATGAAAGTAGGATTAGTTTTTAATGCATTTTCAGCAGTTGTTGCTAGTTGCAATCTTTTATCATCCTTCTTAACAGCATATAATGTAGAAGGAAGTTTATCAGTAACTCCCACACCAGGAATGGACTGAGATGCTATTTCAATTGCAGATGTAGTACCAGTTCCAGTATACCTATACTCTAATTCTTCACCAGTAACAAAGAAATGATTAGGAATAATAATACTATCTGTAACAGTGCTAACAACAGTAGAAGCTCCTCCTACAAAGTCTCTCTTAAATATAGGTTTCTCTTTATGAGTAAGTTCAAATGATCTCTTAACATCAGTCTCAGTTGCAGTATAAGAACCTGATCCAGTATCAACACTAGCATTAGTAAATCCTATCTCATTATTAGAATTAGCATCATCAACCAATCTCAAAGCATTCTGGAATACTCTAACTTGTACATCTGCACTTGCTAAAGGTTTAAATCCTAAATGTGTATAATCACCATTAATATTAATAGAGAAATCTCCAAGATTTCCTCCTGTTTGAACAATACCATATTCAGTTAAATTTCCAGTTGTTCCATTATCTACTACCAGTATCTCAGATATTTGATATTGACTATTACTTACATCTTCTATACCTACAATATAATAAGCAGAAGCAAATGTTTCAGTTTCATATTTTGCTACTGTAGTAATACCAGGAGAACCACTAGAAGCAATAGCAGTATATCTAGTATCTAATGTGCCAGTATTTAATGCATCAGTTCCAACTCCAGCAGAAAGTGAGTTACCAATACTAACTTGAATAGTATTAGCAATATAAGTGCTTGCAGTACTTACTGTAGGATGAAGATCAATATAGATGTAAGAACCTGAATAGTATGCACTATAAGTTCCTAAACCAGGAGTTCCTGATGGACTTCCCAATTCATCAGTATTTAATTGACCATACTCCATTAATTCAACATCAGTTCCATTATGAATCATAGTTAATTCTTCTGTCTCATAATAAGATGAATCACTAGAAGCATAAGAAACCAAGATCTTAGATGATCTGTATGTTGATGCAATACCTACAACAGTAGCAGATGTACTAATACCTGCTTCTATTAAATGACTATCACTACCAACATTAACAATACTACCAAAATCAGTAGAACCTATTCCAGCAGTAGAATCTCCTACATTATAAGCAATAACAGATACATCATAATTATTATAATCAAATTTCTTAGGATAGAATAATAGTTGTCCATTATCACCAGATTGAGTCATATCAAATGAACCCAACTCACTCTCAGTCCAAACTGAACCATATTGATTTAAGAAGAAATTACCTAACTCATCATGGAGTGCATTGACAACCATGACTTGTCTTTCACCAGTAAATCTTTTATCTCTGATATAAACAATTGATTTTCTATCTCTTGATCCAGATAATGTAAATGTATCAACAGACATGAACGGATCTGTTCTTGCATTATCATTGAAAGTAGGACTAATATCATCAATTGATAATACTCTGTTACCTACAGATTCAGTATAATCTTTAAGATCTCTAGAAGTGAAAACTATTTCATCTGAAATTATTTTACTATCAATTTCTTCATTCTTCTCACGAGCTAGATCAAAGTCAAATACAGTATTTAAACTAATTGGTTTTACTAAGGCTGTAATAACATCAAAACTACTTGCATCTTGAGAAGTAGATAAACCAGCACTAACATCATTTCTTAAAACTAAATCACTAAACTTCTTAAATCCTGCAGTATGATTTAACGCTGATACAGCATCTTTCCATTTAGCAAGTTCTACTTCTGATCTAATTGAATATGAGAAATACTGATAATAATCACTATCAAATAATCTTTGCTCATTATCATTTAAAAATCCAAAGTTATCTTTCCATCCTTCATTAACTAATGATGATGATTGTATATCATATAAAGACTTGTAAGAAATATGTTCAGTAACAGTTGCTTTAGTTCCTGAGGATTCACCAACAACCTCATCTCCTACTTTAAAATCATTAGAAGAAGATACCTTTAAGTAACCATTTAACATGTTAAATGATTGAAGGAGACCTACTGCTTTACTGGATTCTAAAGTTTCTCCAACATCAAATTCATTACCCTTTAAAGTTGTTTTGAAGAGGGGGAAATCTTCTTCTCTAATAACTCTACCTATAGAACCTGATTCATTGAAAGTTCCTGGAATTTTTCCATCAGGGATAACACCAGCCAAACTATAGGTTATACTTCCCAAAGTTCCACCAATATTAGGATCAGTGGCTAATATTTCAAATAATTTATATTCATAGTTTGCAGAATTATATCCACTACCTGTGCTTCCTACTCCAACACTAACACCCTCAATCATTACCTTCTTACCCACCTCAAATGGATAATCATCTAAAGTTTTATAACTAACACCAATGGATATTGTTGCTCTTTGATTAGATTCATTATAATCTGCAGAAGCAATGTTAACTCCATTAGAATTACCAGTAGGAAGAATGATAGGTTCAACTTTATTTAAAACTCTAGTATTCTTTAAAACAGTAACATTCTCATCACCTAATTGATAGGTTAAATCTATATCACCAACAACTTTATTAGTTGAACCATCTAATACTACTAATCCTGGAGCAGCTAGATAATTATTTCCTGTAGAAGTAATTCCAATATTATCAATAGAAGAAAAACTATCAACTTTAATTAATTGAGGAATTTGAGCTTCTGGTTTAAGAGTTTTATCTGCAGGATAATCAAATCCAATATCTTGAATATCTATATTTGATACTCTACCAATACTAGAACTTACTGGTTCTAATATTGCATTATTACCAAAATCAGAAACAATAGTACTAATACCTGGAAGAGTTCTATACTCCATTCCAGTGCTTAATATCCTTATGTCTGCTATTGCTCCTTTAGCAGTGCTACTATAAGTCTTATAAGAAAAATCTCCATCATCATTAGAATATTCTAATTTCTTAGGAGCAGTAGGTATTGAAATATCAAAAGTAGTAGATGCTACACCTACCACAGATTTAATTCCATTTAAAGAATTTTCAAATATAATACTGCCATTAGGATCTATAATATTAAGAGTATCCCTAATTATTTCTTTTTTAACTTTCTTATTAGATAATTCATTTACAGGAACTAGATTATAATATAAAGATTGAGTTATTTCATTAATATTTTTTATAGTTAACTTTGCGTTAGCATCTACACCAATTCTTCCAGATGAACTTACATTAAAATCATCACTTTGTCCTGATGAATGAAATACATCATTTAAATTTTTATCAGTATAAAGAACAAAATCAAATGCACTATATTGCACATCATCAGCAGCATCATTAAAGAAAGATAGTGAAGAATCTGATAGATCAAATTCAACTTGTTGATTTCTTTCTAAATTTAATTGAGGATTGATAGGAGAAATAGTACCAGCTTGAGCACTAGTAATATTAACTATCTTAGGATAAGATCTCAAAGACTCCTCATATTGATTTGATAATTTAATTGTATCTTCATCAACCACAAATATATAATAAATTTGATTATCTGCTAATCCTCCAGATGCAGTAGTTGCAGTATAGATAACTTTTTGTCCAGTATAATAACCATGCTTAGATATAGTAATAGTATTATTAGTAGTATTAACACCTCCTGAAGCAAATGTTCTAGGGTTAATAATTAATCTTCTATTATAATCATTATATGTCACATTAATAGTGGTTGTTATTCCAGGTAACGCAGTTATTTCTACAGCATCATTAGCCAAAAGACCATGAGTGGATGATGTAGAAACTGTTGCTAAAGATCTCTTAATTGCTCCACTTAATACATTGCTATAACTAGTTTTAAAGCTATGATAAAGACCTGTTCCAAATCCAGTAAAGTATAAAGTGCTTTTATCTTTAGTAGTCTCACTAATACCTTCAAAAGATCCAGTAACTCCCAATCCAACTCTAACAGTTGCAATTCCAATTAAATCTTTAGATATAGGAGCAGCAAATAAAGTTTGCCCTTGTGCTAGGGTAAACTCCATAGTTCCATCAGTAGAAACACCAATAGCAGTTCCATCATTAACTTTATAAGTTAAAGTATCACCCATATCAAGTTGATGATCTTTAATATAAATTGACTTAGTGGGAATGTAAATTTGACTTATTCCAGTACCTGGATTTGAAAAAGAAATGGTAGTTCCAATTCCAACTCCAGAAGAATTACCCAGTGCTATAGATTCATTAGGATTAAAATAAAATTCTCCATTTAATCTTAATTCTAAAGATTTTGGAGTAGTAACACTGAAAGAGAAATTTCTGGGTTTAGTTTCTAGTAAAGAAGTAGCAGTATGAGCAGATCCTATTGTAGATTGATGATTTCTAAGAACTCTTAATCTTTTTAAATCTTTTTCTACATTCAATACTTTTACACACTCAGTTCCTATTCCTAAA